ACTAGAAGAACTCTTGGCCATAAACACATAAATACATATTTAAACATTATTATGAGGAATCATTATGGCATCAAATCTAAACTCTGAATTCAACTATCGTTATCAAGTTATTGGTAGCACACCATGGGAAAAAATTAAAACTCTACAAGGCTTCTTAGTCGGTAGAAAACGTGCAGCGGTACTAGAAGAATGTGGCGAACTTAAATATCAAGCTAAACTTGAAGAACTAAAACACTTAAAAGAAGTACCTGCATTACCACATATTATTCTTAACTTACAAGCAGAAATTATTGAACTAGAATCACACTTAGATGACCAAAAACATGCTTTTGAATTGAACCGTAAAGAAATTAAAATATTAGAAAAACTAATGGCTGAACTCTATGCTGAAGTCGAACCAACAAGACTTAAGCATGAAGACGGTACACCATACACTGATGACGAAATGTTTGAAGCTAATGCTAACTATGAATTCACGGTAACTATTGGTCGTGAGATTCAATCAGAAATTATTGCTTTGGGAAGACCTAGTCCAGCTAAACTATTAAATGCAATGAGTAATCCACAGACATTAGAATCATTGATGCAAATTGGTCTTGTACCACAAGGTACTATGTTACTAGAGCAGAAAGATATTATGTTACAATTAACTAATCAACGAACTGCTACAATGGAACCACCAAAAGAATTAGGTACATCTGTTCCTAAAAAGAAAACAAAGAAAAAGATGTAGTTGGACTAATCAGTAACAACACAACAGAGTAAAACAAATGAGTCTTTTAAACGATATTTTTTCATCTTCAAGTGTCAATGAAGGTAGTTCTTTAACATTTAATGTTACTGGACAAAATATTACCAATGGAACATATTACTGGTCGGTTAATAATTCTACAACTGCGGCAGCTGATTTTTCTGGCTCAGTAACTTCTGGTTCATTTACAATAACCTCTAATGCCGGTTCATTTACAGTAACTGCGGTTGCCGATTCAACAACAGAAGGTGCTCAAACATTTACAGTGTCATTGAGAACCGGTAGTGTTAGTGGTGTTATAGTTGCAACAAGTAGTACAGTGACGATTAATGATACTAGTACGACTCCTATCAGCACTCAGAGAGCTATATTTGGATATGGCAGCCCTACAACTTCAATAACCAATCTAGTATCAAACACAGGTGTTGTTTCTAGTGATACTACAGGTGTTGGTACTGCTAGAGGTTTTCTAGCAGCCGCAGGTTATGGTACTGATAAGGCTATATTTGGATATGGATATAGTAATGCTAATGTATCAATGACCAACCTAGTGTCCAATACAGGTGTTGTTTCTAGTGATACTAGCCGCTGGCACAAACGTATCATTAACTAACCTAGTCAGTAGTACTGGAGTTGTTGCTACTGATACAACAGGTGTCGGTACAGCTAGATATGCATTAGCAGCCGCAGGTTATGGTACTGATAAGGCTATATTTGGATATGGCTATGATCCTTCCTCCGGCGGCTACGTATCATTGACTAACAAAGTATCAAACACCGGTGTAGTTGCTACTGATACAACAGGTGTCGGTACAGCTAGATATGCATTAGCAGCCGCAGGTTATGGCACAGATAAAGCTATATTTGGATATGGTACCGGCGCTACCAACTATTCACTAACCAATCTAGTTTCTAATACAGGTGTAGTTGCTACTGATACAACCGGAGTAGGTACTGCTAGGTATGCACTAGCGGCGGCCGGATATGGAGGTGATAAAGCTATATTTGGTTATGGATGGGCAGCTTCTATTACCAATATTACAAATCTAGTATCAAACACCGGTATAGTAGCAACGGATACTACAGGTGTTGGTACTGCTAGGACTTACCTAGCAGCCGCAGGTTATTCATTAAGTTAAAAGAGTAAAAAATGGCAGAAACAAATATTACAGGCCCACTTTGGGGTTACGAACAACGAAGCAGAAGACTTGCTGGCTTGTGGCCGACTAGTTTTTATGTAGCACTTACCGGCACACAGAAAGCTATATTTGGATATGGATATGGTAATCCACCATTATCAATGACTAATCTAGTTAGTAATACAGGTGTTGTAGCTACTGATACTGCAGGAGTTGGTACTGCTAGATATGGACCAGCAGCCGCAGGTTATGGTAGTTCTGGCCAGGCCATTTTTGGATATGGAAGTACTGGTAGTAATACAGCGATAACTAATCTAGTATCAAACACAGGCGTTGTTGGTAATGATGTTACAGGTGTTGGTACTGCTAGATGGGGATTAGCAGCCGCAGGGTATGGCACAGATAAAGCTATATTTGGATATGGATATTCTAGTACTACTGTATCAATGACCAACAAAGTTTCAAACACTGGTGTTGTTGCTAGTGATACTGCTGGAGTAGGAACTGGTAGATATGAATTAGCAGCCGCAGGTTATGGTAGTACAGGACAAGCTATTTTTGGATATGGAGAAGGTCCTCCTGGTACATATCAATCAATAACCAATCTAGTATCAAACACTGGTGTAGTTGCTACTAATACCGCTGGTGTTGGTACTGCTAGACAAGGCCTTGCGGCTGCAGGTTATGGTGGTGATAAAGCCATATTTGGATATGGAGAAGGTCCTAATGGTACATTTAATTCAATAACCACCAAAGTATCAAACACAGGTGTAGTATCATCTGATACAGCAGGTGTTGGTACTCCTAGAACTCAATTAGCAGCCGCAGGTTATGGTGGTGATAAAGCTATATTTGGATATGGCATCAACCCATCAGGTGTTGGTGTTACAGCAATAACCAATCTAGTATCAAACACAGGTGTAGTATCATCTGATACAGCAGGTGTTGGTACTGCTAGATCCACATTAGCAGCCGCAGGATATTCGTTGACATAAAATTGTATAAACACAGGTGTAGTTGCCACAGATACCGCAGGCGTAGGAACTGCTAGGTACTCACCAGCAGGCGCAAGCTACGGTTCTTAAAAGAGTTGAATACATTCACTATAAAGGAAAAATAAAATGATAGACTTAGAAAACATGCCTGCTCCAACAGCAGAGCAAATTGCAGAAGCAAGAGAAAATGCATTTAATGCAACACATCCAGCATCATGGACATGGGATGAAGAACTAGTATCATATGTTGCACCCGTAGCTATTCCAACTGATGGTTATCCATACTTGTGGGATGAAGCTACAACTAATTGGGTACCATTTCCAGATTATCCTAGAGGTTAATTTTTAACACATAAATATACCTCATAAGTTAAGAATATAAAAAATGGCTGCACCTTCAACAAGAACAGAATTTAAAGACTATTGTCTGCGTAGACTAGGGTTTCCCGTTATTCAAATTAACGTGGATGATGACCAAGTTGACGACCGTATTGATGATGCTTTACAGTTTTTTCACGACTATCATTTTGATGGTGTTGAAAAGATTTACATGAAGCACAGAATTACACAAGATGATATTGACCGTAAATTCATTTACTGTCCTGATCCAGTTATTTTTGTAACTAAAATATTTCCGTTTGATGATTCCAATTCATCAATCAATATGTTTGACCTTCGTTATCAATTGCGTCTACATGATTTGTATGACTTCACATCGGTATCTTATGTGTCATATGAAATCACTATGCAACACATCACAACACTAAACATGTTGTTCTCTGGTTACCCACAACACCGAGGCACAGTTACGGCAACAAACACATCAAACGTAATGACTGGAACAGGTACAACATTCGACCAACAAATTCTTGAAGGTGATATCATTACAGTTGGTGGCCAAGATGTACAAGTTAATCGCATCATTTCACCAACACAAGCATATCTAACCACAAACTTAACGACAAGTGTGACTGATGCGACAGCCACAAAGACTGGTGTGTCTGATGTTTGGGATGATAGATTTTTAAAACAGTATGCCACGGCGTTGATTAAATACCAGTGGGGTACTAACTTGTCAAAATTTGCTGGTGTACAGATGCCAGGTGGAGTCACGTTAGATGGTCCTCGAATTATGGCTGAAGCACAAGTAGAAATCGATAAGATTGAAACTGAGATGCAAGCTTATAACGTTCTACCTCCAGAAATTTTGACTGGTTAATGAATGCCTACAAATTTTTACTTTCAACCATTTCCAACAGGAATTACCCAAGAACAACTACTTGTTGAAGACTTGGTGATTGAGGCCATGCAACAGTATGGTATGGACGTGTTTTACCTACCACGTTCTAGTGCAGACCCTAATGGTCCTGACACATTGTATGGTGAAGATACACTCAAACAATATAGAGTTGCATTTCCAATTGAAGTATATTTGGAGAATGTTACTGGTATGGATGGTGAACAAGATTTCATCTCTAAATTTGGACTTGAGATTCGAGATGAATTAACATTACTAATTTCTCGCCGCAGATTTAAGTATGCCTCAGGTGCCACAAACTATAGTATACCTAGACTTGGTGACTTAGTTATTAACTCTGGACCAAAACGACCAATGGAAGGTGATTTAATTTACATTCCATTGATGCAAAACTTTTTTGAAGTAACTTTTGTTGAACATGAAAATGACCAAGCAATGTTTTATACATTAGGTCGTGGACGTGGTGGTAATGTTTATGTTTATGCACTGAAACTTAAACA